GATATTGCTGACAGTTTCTCAGTGTTCCCAGTAACAATGGCATTTGATTATTGGGTTCCACTTGATGAACTAGTTGGAGCTCCAAATATTCCTGGATATGATTCTGGAGAGAATCTTGACGGTCAACAGGTCAGAAACGACATACCCTATTTAATTCGTAGACCTTAATATTTTTCTTGGTGATTTTATATGGCATTTGAATTATTCGGTTTTTCGTTTGGTAAAAGACCAACAGAGATAGGAGTAGAGGAGGGCCTCAGCGGAGGCTCTCCTTCTACTTTATCATTTACAGCACCAGATAACTTTGATGGAACCAATGTCCTAGAGACAGGTGGTTTTATGAGTTCGGTGTACGATTTTGGTGGATCTTTCATAAATGAAAATTCACTAATTCATCAGTATAGATCCATGTCTCTTTATCCAGAAGTTGATATGGCAATAGAAGATATAGTTACAGAATCCATAGTCTTTGACTCTAATGGAGACTGTGTGAAACTAGATCTTGATAATACTACTCTTTCTGATAATATAAAATCAAAAGTTTATAACGAATTTGAAAATCTACTCAAAATGATGGATTTCAAAAATAAAGGTTATGAAATATTCAGAAGATGGTATATTGAAAGCAAGTTGTATTATCAAATAATAATTGACACAGAGAATCCCTCAAAGGGAATTCAAGAACTTAGATCCATTGATCCAACTAAAATTACAAAAATAAGAAAAGTTGATAAGCAAATGAAAAAAGTTGGAAATATGCAAGTTCCACTTATTAAGAAAATTGAAGAATATTTCGTATATACTGATCTGGATCAAAACTCAATTATTCATACGACTGCCGCTGGTATCAAAATCAGTTTAGATTCAATAACTTATTGTAATTCTGGTTATATTGATCAAACTACTAAAAAGGTAGTAGGATATCTCCACAAGGCAATTCGTCCATTAAATATGCTACGTCAAATTGAAGACGCAGTTGTCATATATAGAATTTCTCGCGCTCCAGAACGAAGAATATTCTATGTTGATGTTGGAAATCTACCAAAACAAAAAGCAGAACAATACATTAAAGACCTAATGAATCGGTATAGAAATAAATTGGTATATGATTCTGGAACTGGAGAAATCAAAGATACAAGACATCATATGTCTATGCTTGAAGATTTTTGGTTGCCTAGACGAGAAGGTGGTAGAGGAACTGAAATTTCAACACTTCCTGGAGGACAGAATCTAGGAGAAATGGAAGATGTAGAATATCTTCTTCGTAAACTTTACAGATCTCTGAATGTGCCACTCACACGAATGGAAGTACAAACTGGGTTCAATCTAGGAAGAAGTAGTGAAATTACTAGAGATGAAGTCAAATTTTATAAATTCATTGAACGACTTAGATTGAAATTCTCATATCTTTTCATGGATTTGCTTAAGAAACAATGTCTACTTAAGGGAATCATGACATTAGATGATTGGAATTACATATATCATGATATTAAATTTAATTATGTAAAAGATTCATATTTTACTGAATTAAAGGAAAATGAGATATTAAGAGAGAAGGTCGAAATGCTGAACACAATGGCAGCATATAGTGGCACTTTATTTTCCAATAAATATATTCGTAAACACATTCTAAAGCAAACAGATGAAGAAATAGCGAATATGGATAAAGAAATGGAACTAGAAAGACAGCAGCAAATGCAGCAACAGATTCAGATGCAGCAACTCGGTCTAGAACCAGAAACTAATTAATATAAATATATTTTAGGAGAATTAAAATGTCAGACTCAAATAACATTGTAAATTACATACTTAATAATAAATTAGTAGAAGCAAAACAACTCATTGAGAAGAGTTTAATTTCAAAAGTTGGAACTATGCTTGAAGAGAGAATAGAAAATGTTGCTCCAAGCATGATCAATGATGTTGAAGAAGAGCAAACTGAAAATGATGACCTTGATCCTGTTTTTGAGGATTTTATTGATCAGGTTCATCAAATTATTGAAGAAATTGAATCAGAAACTGGAGAAGAACTCACTGATGAAGAAATTATGATTATTGGTGAGGAATATTTAAGTATACTAAATGAAGAAGGACTCAAGGGAGATCAAGAAAAACTTGATAAAGCGAAACCATTTGGGAAATTGACTGGTGCTGATTTTCATGCTCTTGGAAAATCTAACAGAAATAAAAAATAATAAAATTAGGATCAACAAATGAGACTCATAACAGAAACAATAGAAGATGTCCAAACGATTGTTGAATCAAATGAAGCTGGTTCAAAGAATTACTTCATTAAAGGTGTTATGATGGAAGCAGGTGTTGTGAATAGAAATAAGAGAATGTACACAGAAAACGTTCTCAAAAATGAATGTAAACGATACATTCTAGAGTATGTAAATAAAAACAGAGCACTTGGTGAATTAAATCACCCATCAGGACCAACAGTAAATCTTGATCGTGTCTCTCACATCATAGTTAATTTAGCAGAGAGTGGAAACCAGATTCAGGGAAAAGCAAAAATAATTGATACCCCAATGGGTAAAATTGTCAAATCGCTTATTGATGAAGGTGCTCAACTTGGCGTATCTTCAAGAGGAATGGGATCATTAAAATCCCAAAACGGAATCAATATGGTTCAAGATGATTTTACACTTGCAGCAATTGATATAGTTGCCGATCCATCAGCACCAAATGCATTTGTAAATGGTATTCTTGAAGGAAAAGAATGGATTTGGGATAATGGTCTTCTTGTAGAAAAAGAAATAGCAAGATATGAAAAAGCATTAAAGAAAACTAGTAAAAGAAAATTAGAAGAAAATGCAATTAAACTATTCACTGATTTTCTTGGGAGAATTTAATGACTGAAAGAGAGCATACAAAAAAAATTCTGATTAATGAATTTTTTGGAACTGCACTTCTTGGAGCAGCAGCAATTGCTGCTGGTGTTGGTTTAGCACAAGGTGCTAATAAGGGAACTGGTTTAAGATGGAGAATTGGGCAAAGATTAAAGAATGCAGTGGTTGGTCCAGGTTGGAAAGGATCTGGAGCAGAATATTTTAAAGAAAGACAAGATAGAGTTATCAGTGATGCCCACAGAAAAATAAAAGATAAATTAAGAGTTTCTGATGCTGATTATATCAAATTAGTTTCTGAGCAGAATTTAAAAAATCATTCAATTTCATTAGCAAAAAGATTACAGCACCATGGAGAAGATCCAGAAAAAATTCATTATGACAATGCTCAAGCAATAATAGATTGGCATGAAGGCGGAAAGATTGGCACAAAACCAAGAAGAACAAATGGTAGACTTGATAAAAATAAAGCAGTACACACCACAGCAACATCACAAACAAAACTAGATCAAATTTTTCATTTTAATCCAGAAATTGAATCATTTTATCACAAAATAGTAAATGATGTGTTAGTACCAGCAAATCAAAGAAGAACTGCATTGCTCGCAGATGTGACAGATTATGAGAGAAGAAAACGACAAACAACTACTGATGTTAAAAATGCAATAGAAGCAGATAGACAAAAGCAAATACAAGATCTTGCAGCATCTAGAGTATTAGCAAGCAGATCACAGATAGGAAATGCATCTAGAACGGTAATGGATTATCTCAGAACAAGAATATAATTGTTAAATTAATAAATATTCTAAATAGATATATAATATTATATTGGAGAATTAAATGGAAAACGAAGAACTATACTCAGACCCACGGTTATATAATGACGGATCAGGCAGAGGTGCTATGATTGCAAAACCAGTAGCAACTCCAGCAAATGCTATGGCAAATATGAAATCACTTAGACCAGGTGGTTCTGCCGCACCAATTTCTCAAGAAAACACAAACGAATCTATAGAATCTGATGATTCTGAAACTCAATATGATACTGATTATCTTGAGAGTCTTTTTAATGGCGAAAATTTAAGTGAAGAGTTTATGTCAAAAACCAAAACTATTTTTGAAGCAGCAATCAATGAAAAAGTCTCTCTTATAGAGCAAAATATCCTTGAGGCAGCAAAAGAAATAATTGAAGAACAAGTAAATTCTAGAACAAATCATATAACCGAACAGGTTGATAATTATCTAAATTATGTCATTTCTGAATGGATGGAAGAAAATAAAGTAGCAATTGAACGTGGTCTTCGCACTGAAATTGCAGAACACTTTATGTTAGGTCTTAAGGAACTTCTAGAAGAAACATTCATTGATGTTCCAGAGAGCAAATATGATATTGTTGATGAGATCACAAAAGCGAACGAAGAACTACAAGAGCAATTAAATGAACAAATTCGCAAAAATATTGAACTTGTAAATGAAAATACTGCTCGTTTGTGTGCAGAAGCATTTATTGATATTTCCAGTGATCTTACAGACACTGAAATAGAAAAACTTGCAAGTCTATCTGAGGGAATTGAATTCTCAAATCTAGAGCAATACAAGGAAAAAGTTAATATTCTTAAGGAATCATACTTTACAAAAAATTCTGGAAATTATCAAAATCAGCAAAATCTTACTGAAGAATCAACAGGACAAATGCCTTTGTCTGAAAATGTAAACCCAGGAATGAATGCTCTAGTAGAAGCAATGTCAAGACTAAATCGTAATACAAAAAAACCACAGCAAAAGATAAATGAAAATTCTAATGCTGCAAAATTAATGTCAATGCTAAATAGCAATATGTCGCAAGATCAATATATCTGAAAATATAATTTTTTCTAAATAAATACAGACTCAAGGAGAGAAAAATGGATTTTAACGGTAATACCCCATATGACACACTAGTAGAAAAATGGTCACCAGTTCTTGACCACAATGATATGCCCGAGATTAATGATCTTCATAAGAAGCGCGTAACTGCTGTTCTTCTTGAGAATCAAACAAGAGCAATGCAAGAAGATCGTTCACAACAAACACTGTTTGAAGCAGCACCAACCGTAAACATGGGTGGCAACTTTGTTGCTGGTCAAGTTGGTGGTGCAGGAGCAGCAGGTAACTTTGCTGGATACGATCCAATTCTTATCTCTCTTGTTCGCCGCGCAATGCCAAACATTGTTGCATACGATATTGCTGGTGTTCAACCAATGAGTGCACCAACTGGTCTTATCTTTGCAATGCGCGCTAAGTACAATGGCATTGATGGTCCAGAAGCAATGTTTGATGAAGCATGGCCTAAGTTCTCTGGTGCATCAGGTGCAGCAGTCAACAGCGCAGAAGCAATTGGCGTAACTGGTCTTCTTTCTGGTCATACACTTGGTGTTCAACCAATTGATGAATCAGCAAATCGTACTGATCTTTTCTCTGACTTCCGTGCAATGCTTACTAGCACTGCTGAAAAACTTGGAGATGGTTCAAACTACTTCCGTGAGATGGCATTCAGCATTGAACGTCTTGCTGTTCAAGCACGTTCACGCGCACTCAAGGCAGAATACACCACTGAACTTGCACAAGATCTTAAGGCAGTTCATGGTCTTGATGCTGAGTCAGAACTTGCTAATATTCTCTCGGTTGAAATCATGAACGAAATCAATCGTGAAATTCTTCGTGCAATGTACACCATTGCCAAGACTGGTGCACAACAAGGCGATCTCACCAATGCTGGTGTTTATGACCTTATCTCAGATTCTGATGGTCGTTGGTCAGCAGAACGCTTCCGTGGACTCATGTTCCAAATTGAGCGCGAAGCAAATCAAATTGCTAAAGAGACTCGTAGAGGTCGTGGTAACTTCATTCTTTGCAGCGCAGATGTCGCATCAGCACTTGCAATGGGTGGATTCCTAAATCTTTCCCCAGCACTCAACGTTCAAATGAATGTTGATGATACTGGTAATGTCTTTGCTGGCGTACTAAACGGCAAGTACCGAGTATTTATTGATCCATTTATTAAGAACAATGCAAACTTTGTTACCGTTGGTTATAAGGGAACCTCTCCTTATGATGCTGGTATGTTCTACTGCCCATACGTTCCTCTACAAATGGTTCGTGCAGTTGGTCAAGATACCTTCCAACCAAAGATTGGTTTCAAGACTCGTTACGGTCT